TCCAATTATCTGAATCATTTAATTTCTGTTTTTCATAATTCCATTCATCTATAAAAACATTATTATTAGAATTATTTTTTAATGAAATCTTTTTTGGAGTATCATATCTCTCAGCTAAATCATAATTATAACAATACAATATTTCTTTATATGGCCACCATTTTTTTCTTTCATCTTCAGTTATTTTATGTTTGTCTTCAAGGTTAGTAAATTCTTCTAAGTTTATTTTATCTGGTCTTTTAATCCTAATAACACCATAACAAAAATCCTGATCCATTAAATATAAAAATTTGTCTATTTTACTATTATATAACTTAGGCATTACTATTGCATTTTTAATTCCAGAATAAATTTCAGCTGCGCAGGAAATTACCATTCCCTCATTTATATTGCGTAGTACCTGAGATATATGCTCTTTCATTTTGATAACTTTATTTCCCTTTGCTATACTAAATTTGGTGTCGGCACAACCTTGGATTTCTTTCCAATATTGTTCTACAGATTCTATGGCATCATCCGGATAATTATTATTAGAAATTACCACTTGCTGAGGATTTATTTTAGAATACTCTTGTAATTCAAAGGCAAAATTGCTATCAAGTGAATTAAACCACTTACAGTTATTAGTTATTATTAACTTAGAATTTTCTAATTCTTTATGAGTGGCTACTCCACCATTCAAGAAAACAACATCAAATAATCTTACTCCCCCACCTGTACTAAAAGGTGTAACTTTCATATTGTCATTTCCTTCAAACCTCATTGTTACACCAGGTTGATAATACATTATTTCAAAATAACCTAAATCAAGGTTATGCTCTTTTAATTTGTCTGCTAATTCAACAGGCATAAGGGTAACAATTTGATTAAGATCTTTTTTGGATAACCATTTAATAAAGCTTGGAAGGGCCTCAGAAGTTGGTTCTTTAGTTAAAATTAAACAATTAATTTCAGGAACATCTTCTTCTTGTAACTTTTTGAATATATTGGGAGTTACATCTATTAAAAAATTACCATTATTTGTTTTTAATACTAATGCGTTTTCATTTCCTTCCTTTAATAGTATTGCTTCCATTATAACTTTTCCACTTTTTCTATGAATGCAGTTAGCTTTGCTGAATCTAAAACTCCTGCCTTAACATAACTAATAAGTCTTTTTGCTTTATCATTCAGTTCATCTACACCAATAACATCCCACTTAAGATAAGGAACTTCTTTAAATCCCTCTAAATCACAAATTGGCTTAAACATATATTTTCTTATACTTTCTGAAGTTTTATCAGTTATATCTCTTAATGTAAGTTGAAACATTCCTTGCTGGTTTCCTAATGTTGCTCTATTAGTTGCTTCTCCACCACCTGTGCAAAAAGGTTTAGGTATTCCTAAGCCTGCAATCTCCTGATCCTGAAAGTATTCTAAATGTTCTTTTAATCTTTCAGATTTTTTACTTTCAATAATTGAAAGGTCTGTAAAATATGGAACTGCTAACTCCTGCTTAAAGCTTGAATCTCTTAACTTTTCTAAAGTATGCTGCACTTGTTGAGGAGTAGGCTCATGGTTTGGATCTCCTATTTTAGCTAAGAATGTTGGAAATCCATGTCTCCAAATTGCATTTGCTAATGCTTCTTCTATGTTTAGCTTTCTTAATGAGGTTTTATAGATAGGCTCTATTAATCCAATAGGATAAAAACCATCACCAATAGTAAATAATTTTAACAATGCTATTCTTTCTGGAGAAAGATAAATAGAACCTGGCTCAATTGCACACTCTTTATTTTGTAATTCTTTTGGTAACTGCTGTTCATCATTTGGAGTAACACCATAAGGAAGCTTCTCAACATATCCAAGAGGGTTTCCATATGAATCAAGGGCTATTTGTTGATTACTTGTTTTTAAATAATCCATCTTTTTTGGATCAATAGAATCCCAATCAACAATTCTGTTTCCCAGTTTATTATAAACATTTTCTACCCAAGACTTCCCATATATTAATTGGTATTTGTAAATAGTAGATAATAATTCATCCCAGGTTGTATCTGAACCTGAGTTACCTAACTTCTCAAAAAAATTAAGAAAGTATGCTTTTACTTTTGGATCTTTGCATTCAAGCTCATGTTGAGCAGACATTATAGTTTGAACTATTTTGTTAATTCCATTAAAGATTAAAGGGTTATGCAAATATGTAAGTTCTAACTCACTTGCTGGAACTCTTTGGATTTGGGGTGTTGTCTTTTGAGATTTTGGAATTCCGTTGCTTCCCATCCCACTTAATATTTTTGGTTGAGAATTTGAGCTTAAATAAACTTCTTCAATTGTTCGCATAGTTAATCACCTACTTCAATGTTTTACATTTAATTATTATCCTTGGCATCTCTTCTTTAATAAAATAAAATAAAAATCCTATAGCCATTGTATTTCTAAACCCTATTCCTATCCATCCAAACAATGTATGAACTATAAAATTCAAAACTATTCCATATAAAAATACAGCCATAAAAAACTCTATTGACCAATCAATTTTAATTTTGTATCCCTTATAAATAGAAACAATTTTTTTCTTAAACTTAATTTTTGATTTTTTGATTTTTTCTTTAATCTTAAAATATAGTTTTTTTATATTAATTGTTGTAAGGTTGTACTTATTCTTACACCATTTTAATATTTCTTGCAACATAATATCACCTTATTTTTTAATATATTTAAAGTTATCTATATTGTAGGACAATATATGCCCTAAAAAGCAAACATATCAGTGTATCCTTTTTGTGCAATAACTCCTTTGCATGCCATAGCTAAAGCCATAATTGTATCATCATGCGGACACTTAACCATATAAGTTATACTCATTTTAGTTTTTGTCTCTACCATTGAAATCATTTCTTTGATTAACTTATCTGTAAATGTAATTGTTGCAGTATCTTCGCTGTTTCTTGGTATTATCAGTTCCTTATTTTCTATCATTTGCCTTAGATTAATTAACATTTGATTTCTGCTATAAGAATCAAACTTTGCACCTTCAACCGGATAACCTTCTGCCCTTAATTGTTCATATACTGCTTGACCAACATTACTTGGATCAATAACAAATCTAATGGTTGATGGTATTTCATCTCCTTTTTCGTCTGTTTTTTCCTTTAATCTCGGACTATATGTGTTATATAGCTCTTTTAATCGCATCATTTTGGCAGCTATAGAAAATCCTCTATGAGTTTCACCATGAACTAGTTGAGATAAATTCCCCACTTTATTAAGAACAACATAAGCATCATAATCTGCTCTTGGACCAGAAGCAATTGCAAAATCACAACCAATTACAGTAAATCCGGATAGTGGTTTCATAGTAAACTTTAAGGTGTTATCAAAACACTCTGTTATTAAATGTGGTGGAAATAAAGCATTCTCCGCTTCTGCTCTTGGATTGTTTAAATATTCTCTTTGAAATGCAGCTTCACCTATTTCACTTCTAATTTTGTTAAGTTTTTCTAAAGACCAATTTTCTGGCCATATACTCTTCCCATCATCATCTATTGCCTTATAGACTTTTCCTACATATTCTGGATTAACAAGTAATTCCTGCATTAGATCTGCAATATTATCAGAAGTGCTAATTGCTACAACAACTCCATTTTTAGCATTCGTTCTTGTAACTACAAATCTATGCCAAATAGCATAATCATCATAAGAAGCTACTTCATCACCAAGCAAATAATCAACATGAATACCTTTAATGTTTTCAGAATAAGGCCTGCAAAAGATTTTACAATTGGTAGATAATACCATTGTTGTAGCAGAACACCAATGACCTGCAGGTTTATCCTGGGGAATAAGTTCTAATAGCATTTCATTATTTTCAATCCTATCTTTTATGTTTCCAAGAATTTTAGTTGCTTGATTTAAGGTTTTAGAAACAATACACATTTCTTTTTCTTTTTGAGTGTATGAGGTCCATAAACAAAATGCTTCACCAAGAATTGCAGTTTTACCAAAACCAGTAGGAGCTTCAATTGCCACTCTCCTATTATTCATAATCATATTAATCCATTCCATATGAAATGGCTGTATGCTAAAACCAATTACTCTTTCAGCAAAAAATTTAAAGTTTGTGCATTTTATAATAAACTCTGATTCATCCATTCCCTGTAAAATATCACTCATAGTTCTCATAA